AACGTGTAGGAAAGGTCTTTTAATGTTTTTACCTAACCCTTGGTCATAAACAGTTGATACACCAGCTGGAATTAAAATTCCTCTAATAGCGTTAGTCGCATCAGTAGAATTTATTAATCCTCTAGTAGAAGCATCGTTTAGGTATTTAAAGTCAGACTTGTAGAAGTCGTAAGAACCTCTTCTAAAACCTGTAAACCCTAAGTTTAATGCCATATCTTCTGAATTGCTGAATACTCCGTAAGAAGTACCACCAGATCCGTAAGAATTTTGAGCAGCTAAAATATCATCTAACTGTAAGCTAGTAGTTCTATCCATAAACATCATGTTTTCTTCAATAGCACCATTTGCATCAAGCTCATGAATTAACTCATCATAATCCGCCATTGCAGTCATTGTATTAGCTACATTACCTCTAGTTTCTAAAGCATCAAATAAACCTTCAGTACCAGTAATTTTTGAATCAGAAGTAGTACCAGATGTATTATCAACAGCCTCTAACATTGCCATCTCTAAATAATCAGCAAAACGAGACTTAGTATCACCCGCAGCTTTTAAATACCACATATAACCGTTTTGACCATCTTCACCAGAAACTTCAACCCAACCAATTTGAGCAGCATCAGATCCTGAAACCTCATACTTGTCTTTTAAAATGATAGGTTTGTTGTTTCTTTGTTGAAACACTGGTGCGTTAGCTCCTACTCTACCATTTCCACCTTTAGCAAACTCAGAACCAAAAACTAATACTGATACATCACCAGCACTTAGTGAACTAGAAACAATACTTGCTCCATCATAACGCTCCCAAGTAACTACACCATGTGCATGGTCTGTTCCAGTTAACGCTACGTTAGTAACATAACCTCTTGCAGTTCCGTCAGAATCTGACACTAAAATCATATCTCCTTTTCTAATACCGTGAGATATTTTTGCTGTTGTACTTTCAACTGATTTTCCATCAGCATCTGTAGTATCTGCATTAAAAGTCAACGTTCCTGTTGTTGTACTTGCTGTTAATTGAACTTTTTTGTACGATAAATGTAATCTACCTTGCTCAGACCATATAACCTGATCAGCAGACATAGCTTCTTCAGCTCCTACTTGAGCTAAAAAACCTGAAATTGTTCTATTACCAAAAACTTCAGCTTCCGCCTCCATTAAGTCTGGTAAATATTGTTGAGCCCACCCGTTTCCATTGGCTGTAAAGTCAATGTAATTAGTGACCAACGTTTGTTTTAGGGGCGCTGGAGTATAACCAGCTGCACCTACACCTGTAATTGCCATAATTTATTTTTTTTTAAATTTATTATTTATTTTTGTTTTTAATTTTAAACTTAAAACCAGTAGAATCATCGCTAAGCACTCTTATTTTAGGACCACTTGTATTATCGTTTGAAAACGACTGCCTAGGATCCATGTTAACATTTTTAGCTTTTGCCACGCTGTCTTTTAAAGCGTCGGCTTTACCTTGTTGATAAAAATGATTAGCAATAGCATCGGGGTTCATCGCTGTGTATAAAGATTTATGATAGCCCTTAGCATCTGACATTTCATTATTTTCGTTCAAAAACTTTTTGACAAAATTATTAATGTCGCTTTGAGTATTTTTAATCTCGTTAGCATTGTTCACGTTAAACCTATATTTTTTATCTCCGACACTGTATTCAAAACCTTTGAATTTATCGTTAAAAACTTGATTAGTTTTATTTAAAAAATGATTAGTTTGTTTTTCTGCTATTTTTTGAGTTTCTTCTGACTCTTTGTTATATCTATTAAAGAAGTTTACAGCTTTTTGTTGTTCAGGTGTTAACCTAGAACCAGCTTTAATTTCTTCATAGTATTTAGACTTTTGCCCGTCTAAGTGGCTTTTAGCGTTGGCAACTTGCTCTTTTAACGCTATTTTTTTCTTTTTAATATCTCTCTCTTCATCAGCTTCTTCGTCGTAAGAAAATGAGTCTTCAATTAAAAACTCTACTTCATCTGATGTTAAATGAGATTTAGTTTGTTTGTAGTACTCTCTTAAAACTGTCATGTCATCATAACTAGAAAAGTCTTGGTTAAGTCGTACGTAATCTTCTAATGTACCACCGGTTTCTTCCATAAAGTCTACAACTTTTTGTAAGTTTTCTGGTATTGCTTTACCAGTTTCTTGAGCTTCGGTTATAGCTTCTTCAACTTCTTCCGCTAACTCTTCTACTTGTTCTTCAACTTCTTCTTCAGTAATTTCTTCTAATACTGGAGTTTCTTGTGTTTTAACTTCCGGTTGTACTTCTTCTTGTTTTTCTGTGGCATCGGCATCTTCATCGACTCCAACCACTCCCTTGTCGTCAGGGTTATCTTTTTTAGTTTCATCTTTCTTTGGTTTTGGTGGTTTACTTAAATCTACTTTTAATACACTGTCGTCGTCAGCGCTGTTAAATTTAGTTTCTTCAACTTGTTCAGCTGCTTGTGTAGTTTCTTCAACTACGTTTTCTACGTTTTCTTCCATAATATAATATAATAATAATTAATAATTAACTAGTTTTAAACATGCTCATATCAAAACCTTGCTCTTCCTCTAAGTTAGTATTACCTGTAGATTCAAAGTTTTTAGGCCCTTTACTAGCGTTTCTTTGTTCAATCATTTCACTTTGTTGTGTTGCTTGAATTTTTGTTCGTTCATCTTTACGATCTTCCTTCATGTTTTCTTTACTTTTAACAGCTTGAAGCTCCATTTCTTTTAGCTGCATCTCATTCTTAAACTCATGGTCTAATAGTTGTTTTTTTAGTATAAGTTCTTCTTGCATTTTTTTAGATTCAAGTTGTGCTTTTACTTGTTCTAATTGTATTTGAAGTTGAGATGCTGCTTGGTTTTTCTGCATTTCTGCTTGAGCCGCTGCCTGTGCTGCCTGTTGATTTGTTTGAGACTGTAGCTTCATGTTTCTTTCCTGCAACTGCTGATCCTTATCTTGCTTTTTCTTTCTTCTTATTTTTAACAGTTGATTTGCTAATTTAACATTTTTAATTTCTCTAAGATCAATAGCGTCTTCAAGTTCTATGTTTTTTTGCTGCAACGCCATTTGTATATTGTTTTCAAGCATTGCTTTTTCTTCTTCATCAGGCATTAACTCTAGAAATATACCAAAATCATATAAGTATAATTCAGAAACCTCTTCAAGTGTTGCGATATTGTGTGAGCCTATTTTTTGAATAAAAGCATCTTTTGTAGGTGAATATTCTAAAACATCAGATATTCTGAGTGACAACGCTTCAGCAACGTCTTGTGATAAATACAAGCCAGCTTGTAATATATGCCTTGTTGCTGTATTACTATTTGCGGCTGCAAGTTTTTGTACACCTACTAAAGCGTTTTTATCGGGAGTACTACCATCTCTAGCTTCGTTAAGCCCGGTAACATCTCTTATCATTTGCAAGTAGTAGTTGTAAGTTTGTATTAAGCTTTGCATTTTTTGCCCACCAGAACCTGATTGTATTTCTTGTATTGGAACTTTACCTGGGTTCATATCACCATCAGAAGTAAAACTTCTACCTATTATCGAACCTGTTTGAAAAAACATGTTTAACGCCTCTTGTGGATTATAATTTGTACCGTTACCTAAATCTATTTCAGCTAAACCATCAGCATCTAAATATATTCCGTCTGGAACCATTCTAGACATTACTTGTTGCAGTTTTAAATGTGTAAGCTGTATCATGTCAGCAAAACCAGTTATACGCTGTACTAAAGACTCTATACGACCTCTATACATTCTTGGTGCTACAATACTATAGTTCATTTTAACCTTAGTGTAATCACTTTTAGGTCTTATCATATTTTCAGCTAACCCCCATTTTAAAAGTTTGTCAGTACCTAGTATAACAGCGCCATCATAAAGCACTTCTAATTTTTTTGTAATTTTTTCAAAACTTCCACCAAGAGTTTCTGGAGGATTGAAACTATCGTCTTTTTTTATAGCTTTGTCAGCGCCGCTGCCAGTTTGTTTTATTTTATAAACCTCATTCATATAGGTTTTATAATTAAAATACAAAATTTGTATTTTGTTGTTATCATCATTAGATGAAAAATGACCAGTGTTGTAGTTATTTTTGTTGTGTGATTTGTTTTTTACTATATCTTCTAACTCTGAAGTTGTTAAATCAGGAAATTGTTTAACAAGCTCGTTAATAGGTATGCTTTTTACTTCTCCAACATAATATATATCATCAAAATATGGTGACTCAGTGTAAGAGTAAACTAAATCAACTGGATCAACATAATCTATTACAACACCTTCAGACGTGTTAAAGCAAGTTTTAACAGCCCCTATACCAAGTACTGTTAAATCATAATAAAATCTTTTTTTAGTTAACTCGTATTTATTACCATCAAACAAAACATTTATAGCTTGTTCATTAGCAATTTCTATAGACTGCTTATAAGTTAGTTGCATGTGTAAGTCTAGCTCTTCTTTTGTTTCTGGCAAACTAGAAGGGTCATTGTTCATTATATCTATACCAAAACTTTTTTTAACCCTAGCGCCAAGATCTTTACTGATCATGTCTTCTTTTAAACTATATAAGTAATCCGTACGTTTTTGAACACCAAAAGGATCTTGTGAATAAGCTTTTACATCATAAGTTCTTTCTGCAATACCATTTACAACTATGTCTACAAATTTAGGTATAATAGGCACTGGTTTCCAGTCTAAATTTAAATAAGACAAATCACCGTTTATAGATAACTCATCTTTATACTTTTGTATTGATTGCTCACCCCTAGCATATAGTCTTAGCTTGTGAAAATTATTGTGATTAGTTCTATATTTGTTAGAACCTCTATCAACATGAAACCACTCATGCTCAATAGCTTTTGCTACTTTCAAACCGTACTCAACGGTTTTCTTTTCACTATCACTAACTACTTGAGAAGGAAAATAACTTGTTATAACAGACTCTGCCATATTTATTCTTTAATTAATTTTGATGTACTACCTGTGTTTTTATACCTAGCAATACTTATGTTTAGTTTAGGTTTTTGTGTTGGTGCATTTGGTCTGTAAAGGTGTCTATTGCAAGCCATAATGGCTAATCCTGAGCTAATAGCAGCATCA